CCTGAAGAAATAAAAATGCAGGAGTCAGAAAGATTGTTAAAAGAAAAGGAAAAAGAAAAATAATTAAACAAAAAGGAACTCAACAATGAATCAATCAGAATTTAAAAAAGTTTGTATGGAAGCGGAATTAGTTCTTCAACTTTCTTTGAGAAAAGGATTAGACCTGGTCTCAAAAGAAATTAGCAGACGCAGCATGACAAGAGAAGAAAAAATTGGGTAAATTCTTACAGGAGAAGCTACGTTTAAAGAAAATGTAGAGGCATACGACTTTGTAGAACATTTTGACTTTCAGCCTGTGAGTAGGGTAGTCAATGTTCAAGCTGAGAATCCTGAATTAACTATAGAAAATTTGAAAAAAAAGGACAGGTTTTTTTATGGAAAAGCGAAAAGTGTTGCTTCATTTGTACTTTCTTGCCATGTCTTTTTGTCAGGGGATTTAACAGCTTTAAAAGAGCAGAAAGAGAACCCTTCTTTTTTTATAGACTTAGTGTATAGAACTGATGAACCTAATATTTTAAGGTCTTTTTGCAATCAACTTTTGGAACTTATAGGAGGAAAAGAGGAGTTTCTTTTTACCTCTAAAACTCCTAAATTTTTTATTAACTATGTTTTGGATAACATGCTGCATTTTGGGACATTATTTCAAACTTTTTGGAATAGAGAATCAAACATATTTAGGGATAAATATGAAGATGAACTAAAAAAATTGAAAAAAGAAGCTTTAAAAAAGAAAACAGCGTACTTTGATCCTTCATTGTTTGAAAAGTTTGAAAATGGATCTTGCCCTAGAATATCTTTTGAAAATGTTAAGTTTGAAGGAAAAAGCGATTTCTGTTCAAAAAATCTTAATTACATTGACGAAATGGTGTCTTTATCTGAAAGAATTAAAAAAGAATTAAAAACAGATTCGTACTTAATGTCAGAGATTCTTTTAGGTAAAAGAGATCTTATTACAACTATGTCAGACTTAATGTATGTTGTTCCTGAAAATGTAAACACAATAGAAGTTCTTAATCATTAAAAAGAGGTTTGTATGGAAAGAGTTATACTTGTGAGTGGCGGATTGGACAGTTTTGCAGCTTATCATTATTACAAAAAGTACAGTCCTGAAGATGAAAATCTTCCTTTATACATTGATTATAAAGGAATGTATGTTGAAAAAGAAAAAGAAACAATCAAAGACTTATTTGGTGAAAGTGTAGATGTTCTTTCAGGCGTGTTTGATTTCTCTGAGCATGAGCATCCTACAAACGCTTTTATTCCTAACAGGAACGCATTCTTTGCTCTAAGTGTCCTTTTTAAGTACCCTGATGTTAATGAGATTGTTATGGGAGGACTTAATGATGATAATGTAGGGGACAAAAGTCCTGATGCTTTTCTCAGGATGGAAGAATTATTAACTGAAATTTCTGGTAGAAGGATTTATGTAACTTCTCCTTTTTGGAATCATAATAAAAAAGATGTTGTTAAGTTTTTAGTTGAAGAAGGGCTTGAAGAACAAATGCTTGACACTTGTTCTTGTTATCATCCTTCTGAAGAGAGATGGTGCGGAGAATGTCCTGCATGCTTCAGACGTTTTTGTGCCTTTCTTGATGCAAGTGTTATAGACCCTAAAATGCCTTTCTTTAAAAACACTGCATTAATGAATCAGTATCTTGCAAATATTGATGATTATGATGAAGATAGAGCCTACACTATTGAAGAAGCTTATAATTATTCTCATAGAAAGATAGCTCAAACATTTTTAAATTACAGCATGAAAGGCAACACTTATACAAACGAAGAGTATGTTAAAAGCTGTAAAGATGAAAAGGTTCTTGCCTTTGATATTGATGGAACTCTTACTGAAGAGGTTGAAGGTTTTAACCCTGAAGCTTATTTAGAAAGAACTCCTGTAAAAAAGATGATCAAAGAAGTAAGGCAGTTTTATAAAGGGGGAAATAAGATCATCCTCTTTACTTCAAGAAAGTGTGTTGATGTTGAAGTTACTTGTAGATGGTTAGATCTATGGGAAGTTCCTTACCATGAAATTATATTTGAAAAACCTCATTATGATCTTTTCATTGATGATAAAGCAAAAAGTGCTACAGATTTTTGTTAAAAACTTTTTATGCTTATAGGTTAATTTTTAGTTGACTTATAAGCATATTTTTATTAATATAGGTGTTAACGATGACTATTGATAAGTTCTTTCTTGATTCAGGGGCTTTTTCTGCTGACAAGCAGGGCAAGCCTATCATTCTTCAAGATTATATTGACTTCATTAAAGAGCATGAGGGGCATTTAACTGCCTATGCTGTACTTGATGTTATAGGGGATTATGAAAAGAGTTGGGAGAATCAGGATATTATGGAAGATCAAGGATTAAAACCTTTACCTGTTTTTCATATGGAAGACCCTGAGTTCTGTTTAGACTGGTGTATTGAGTATGACTACTTTTGCTTAGGGGGTATGGCAGGAAATCCTTCAAGAAATAGAAGAATTGATTTTCTTGATTCTTGTTGGGACAGAATTACTGACAGTAAAGGGTTTCCTAAATGTAAGGTTCATGGGTTTGGTATGGCAAGCTCTGAATTGATAGCTCGTTATCCTTGGTATTCTGTAGATTCAAGTTCTCCTGTCAGTTATTCTACTAATGGGTATGTTATTATGCCTAACATATCTGCAGGCGTTTTTAATTATGAAAAACCTCCTTATGTATTCTTTGTGTCTGCAAGACCTTCTAAAGCAGATAAGGGGACTATTCATCTTCAGTATTATTCTGAGAATGAAAAGAAAGTTTTTCAGGACTATATTGAAAAGGATTTAGGCATACCTTTTGGCAAGTCTGTGATATTTGAAGTTTCTGAAGAGTATGAGTGTAAAGAAAATGAGAAGAAGTTTGGCAAGAAGAAAGACCTTGTTGAGCGTATAGAAGAAGAAGGTGTGATTAACTCAGATTTTTATAGGAATGTTGCAAATTATAAGTTTTATGCTGAAATGTGTGCAAGGCAGCCTAAATTTCCTAACAATAGATGGAAATTTAAAAAAAGGAAACTATTCTAAAAAGGAGAAATTACATGGATGAAAGAATAGAAGTAACAAAAGAAGAATTTAAAAAATTTAAAGAAGCATGCAGGAATGCTGAATCTCCTAATGATGCTTTAAAAGAAGCTCTTAAAGAAGCTGCACAAAATCAGAAGCAGTTTGAAATAGGGGAAGTTGTGAGAGGTAAGTTTACGAAAGAAACATATACAGTTGCAGCAAACATTCCTGACGCTAATGGTCGTATTGTGGTTCTTAATTACGATAAGGAGTACACTCTTGTACTTGCAGCTAATTTATTAAAAATAAAAAAAGGAAACAGTATGAAGAAAAACAGTTTTGAAATAGGAGACAAAGTTGTTTATATCAAAGATGCTCATGAATGTGAAGTTATGGCAAATCTTCCTGACGCAGAAGGTAATATTGTCGTTTTGAGAAAAGATGGTAGATATATGACACAACCTCAAAACTTTTTTAATCAAAAGCAATTTGAAATAGGGGAAGTTGTTTGCAATTCGCAAGGAGAGAAAGAGGTTATTATAAGTAATGTTTTAGATGATGGGAAGACTATTGTTACTAAAGATGGGGGGAATCAGTATTGTTTTGTAAATGTTCATAATCTTTTTAAGTGTGAAAAGAAAAAACCTAAAAAAACATATGGGCTGAATGACGTTATTGAATAAACTTAACAAAAAGGCATAGATTTTATGTATTTTTATTATGCAGGGAATTTCATTAATATGGGAAACCCTGAAATTGAAAAGAAGTTTATACAGGAAGTAAAGAAGAAAGGGCAGGAGTATAATAGACTTAGCTCTTTCTTTTTTAAAGAGACTCAAAATTTGCTAAATATAAAGAAAGGAACTCAAAATGAAGATAAATAAAGATGAATTTCTACAGGCACTTGATAAGGTTGTTCCTGGTTTAGCTAAGAAGGAAATAGTTAAAGAAATGAACTATATTGTTTCTGAAGCAGGAAGACTTTATTCTTACAATGATAAACTTGCAATCAGTGTTCAGTTTGATACTGGTGTTGATTTTGTTGTTCATGGTAAGAATTTGTATGAAGCAATTAAGAAATCAAGAGCAAAGAATATTGAGTTTGAAATTGAAGACGATGTTCTTGTTTGCACTATTGGTAAAGTTGTTAATGAAATTCCTTTGCTTAAAGATGACCTTATTATTAAAACTCATGCACACTTAAACTATGAAGAAGTAACCTATGTTCCTTTAGCAGAAGATTTTGTTAAAGGATTAGAACTTTGTGCTACTTGTGCTTCAAAGAATTTAAATAACCTTTATGGTTTATACAGCATACGCATCACTGATCAGGATATATTTGCAACTGATCAAGTTAGAATGCTTTTGTACGAAGTAGAAACAGACATTAATACAACTATTTTTGTGCCTGCAGAACAGGTAAAAACTATTAAAGCGTTTCAGCCTATAGGGATTGCTGAAGATTTTGTTTCAAAGAATTGGGTTTTTTTTAAGAATGAAAATGAAGATGTATTGGGCATTAAGTTGTTTGATGTAAGTAAGAAGTTTGTCTCAGAAGAACGTATTTACTCTTTTTTTGATCTTCCTGAAGATCTACCTTACTTTAAGTTGCCTAAAGAAATTGCAAACGATCTTGCTGTTGTGTCTGTTTTTAGTGACGAAGAAACTGAAAACGTAAATGTAAATATATCAAAAGAAGGAGAATTATCTATAGTTTCTGAAAGTGTAAAAGGTTTTTCAGAATTATATGATGAAATACCTGACTATAAAGGGGAAGAAATCACTTTTGATATAAACCCTACACTACTACTTGAAATGTTAAAACATTCTGCAAAAGTGCTTGTGTCTGATTATTTTATATGTGTTCAGGAAGAAAACTTAACATATTTACTTGCACAAATGAACAAATAGAAAGGAAGAGTATGCTTTTCGGGGACTCAATTTCAACTACATGCAATAAATGCAAAAGGTATCAGAAATCTCAAAAACCTTTCATTGAAGTTACAGGAAAAGGGAAGGAGGAAATACTAATTGTTGGTCCTGCAGCAAATTCTGAATCTTTAGGAAACCTTTCAGATCTTGATGATTTTTTATGGTCAAAAGGGATCGAATTTGAGGAGGATTGCTGGTATATTCCTTGTGTGCAATGTTCAAAAAATATAAAAACTACAACAAGTCATGTTTCTAATTGTGCTATACGTGTTGAAGACACAATTAAAGAATTAAACCCTAAATTTATTTTGTGTTTTGGTACTGACGCTATTAAATCAGTCTGTCAACCTTTTCAAAGTTTAGGCACTGCTTCTGAATATAGTTTGAATGGAACTACTGCTCCTTTACATGATTATGATGCTTGGTGTTTCTTTTCTATGGATTTTACGAGGGTGTTTAAGAATAAAAAAAATCAAAACATTTCTTCAGAGTTTGAAAGAGATATTGACAAATTCAAAGCACTTGTCAAAGAAGACCCTGAATTGCCTGATTTTAACCCTTACAAGGACACTTTTTTGCTTTATGAGTATGAAGATATAATAGAGAAGCTTGAGGAAATATACGAAGATGCAGAAGTTATTGCATTTGATTATGAAACAACTTCACTAAAACCTCATAAGAAAAATTCAAAAATAACAGTTGCAAGTGTATGTGCTGATGGTGTTACTTATAGTTTTCCTGTCAGGTATCAAAAAAAATTCTCTAAGGAACAGCAGGAAGAGATTGAAGATCTTATTGCAGACATTCTTGAATGTGAAGATATTTACAGCATTGCACACAATGCTTTGTTTGAGTGGAGTTGGTCTCATTTTAAATTAGGGGCAATTCCTAAGATCAATTATTGCACACAGATAGCACAGCATTTATTAGACCCTCGATCTAAAATAACAGGGTTAAAACATCAATCTTTTGTGAGATTTGGTGTTTGTGGTTATGAGGATTATTCAAAAAAGTTTATTAAAAGTGAAGGTGAAAGTTCTTATGGATTAAATAAGATGGATGAGATGCCTTTGACAGATCAATTAACCTATTGTGCTGCTGATTCTCGTATAACTTATTTTATGTGGAAGCAGCAAGTTGAAGAAACTCCTGAATCTATGCAATTTTTAATGTATGAATACATGAGGGGCATGGACTGGTTTGCTAAAATGTCTGCTAATGGGTTTCCTATTGATGGAGAATATTACAAAGAACAAGAAGATCTTCTTCATAACAGAATGAAAGAAATTATTGAAATTTTAAATGAAAGTCAGGAAGCTATCAGTTTTGTGAATGAGTTTGGTAGAGAGATGAACTGGCAATCAAATAAGGATTTAAAAGCTTTTTATTTTGATCATTTAAAACTTAAAGCTGTAAAGCAAACTGCTTCAGGTAATCCTTCTGTGGATGAAGAAGCTTTAACTAAGATGGGGCATTGGACTACTGAGTTACTTTTAGAATACAGAAAAAAAGCAAAACTTGCTGACACTTACATTGCACAATTTACAAGAGAGAATGTTGATAACAAAGTTCATCCTAGTTTTTCTTTAAGCAATGCAGCATCAGGAAGACCTTCTTGTAACAATCCTAACCTTTTGAATATCCCTAAAAGAAATCAGGAACAGAAGGAAATCATACGCAGGGGTATGAAGCCTTCAAAAGGACATCAATTAGGGGAGATTGACTTTTCAGGGATTGAGGTATCAACTTCAGCCTGTTATCACCTAGATAAAAACTTTATACACTATTTACAGAATGAAGATGCTGACATGCACAGGGATAATGGTGCTGATATATGGAAGATTCCTTCTGATGAAGTTACAAAAATGATCAGGTTTTATGCTAAGAATGGGTGGACATTTCCTCAATTTTACGGTGATTGGTATAAGTCTTGTGGTGAAACTTTATGGGAAGAATGTCTTGATCTTAAAACAGCTTCAGGAGTTCCTTTACGTGAGCATATTAAAGAACAAGGTATAGGGACTAAGCAAAAATTCTTAAAGCATTTGCAGGAAGTTGAAAGGAAGATGTGGGAAGAAAGATTTCCTGAGTATAATCAGTGGAAAAAGGACATCAATCAAGAATATATTGATAATGGTGAAATATATTCTTATGTAGGATTTAGGTGCAAAGGACAGCTTGACAGAAAACAAACAACAAACTTGCCTATTCAAGGGACTGCATATTTTGTGCTGATGTGGTGTGCTGCTTCAAAAAGCAATATACAAGAATGGTTAGAAAAACATGAGTTTGAATCAAAGATAATTTGTCAGGTGTATGACTCATTAATATTTGATTTTCATCCTGAAGAAAAAGAAGAAATATTGATTAAAGTTAAAGAAATTTGTGAGAAAAAAGCTATTGAGTTTTTTAAATGGATAACTGTTCCTTACAAAATTGATATTGAGTTGGGTGAAATTGATGGTGATTTTAATGATATGACAGAATATGAAATAAAAAATAACAAACTTGTAAAATCAAAATAAAGGAGAAGGTGCAAATGGAAAACACTAATAACGCATTACATCAGAAGTATAGACCTGAGTATTTTGAAGATTTGTATGGCAATCCTGAAACTGTGGAAACACTAATGTCATTGTTTGACAGGGATATCGAAAAGATTCCTAAAGTATTTTTGCTTACTGGAAATCCTGGAACTGGCAAAACTACTACTGCGTATGCAATTAAAAATGAATTAGAGTGTGAAAGCTTCTTTGAATATAATGGCGGGAATGAAAGAAAGTTAGAAGATATACGTAGGATTATTCAGGAAACTAAGTATCCTTCACTTGATGGTGGAGTTAAGATTTACTTTTTTGATGAATGCCATCAAATAACCCCGGCAGGCTTTGAAGCTTTAAACAAGCCTCTTGAATTTACAGAAAATAATACATTTTTCATCCTTGCAACTTCTGAGCCTGACAAAGTGCCTGCTGCAATTAAAACAAGAGCAACTCATTTGCATTTTAATCCTTTATCTGAAAAGGATGTTCTTCAATTATTAAATGATGTATGTGCAGATGAAAAATTTGAAGTTACTGAAAAGTACTTGAAAGGGATTGCAAAAAACTGTGAAGGTTCAAGCAGGCTTGCCTTGAAAACATTAGACACTATTATGGGATTGGAAGAGGATAGTGTTATAGAAAATGTTATTAATCAGATGTCCCTTGAAGATACTGCAGAAATAAAAGAACTTTGTCAGATACTTATTAAAGAAGAAGGAGCTATGGCTTGGAAAAGCTGTAAAGGTGTTTTAAAAAGCTTGAAAGATGACCCTGAGAAAGTTCGTAGAGCAGTGTTAGGTTATTTAAATGCAGTTGTTTTAAATAATGGCGGAATGAAAGAGGCTATGGTGATGGAGTGTTTTGAAGAAAATTATTTTAATTCAGGAAAAGCAGGACTGACTTTATCTTGTTTTAAAGCTTGTAACCTTCAATAAGGAGTGTTTTGTATGAGTGTTTTTTGTATTGAGGATTTTGATGAAATCGTTTTAGATATTATAAATGTTCTTAGAGCAAAAGAATTACCAGCTAAGATAGAGTTTTCACCTAAACAATTACAAGAAGTATTAAACAGAACACTATTAAGAAGAGATGCTATATGGCATTTTACTAAAAGCCTAAAACGATTGGGAGCTAAAGTAGAAAACAATGATAAAGAAGGTTGGAATATTTATTGGAATAAAGAGTCTGAAGCTATATATAAAGAAAAAAAAGATGCTATTGTATACAGTGTAAAAAGGATTGCATATCAAACTGCTTTTTATATCAAAACAGCGTATAATGAATCAAAAAAGCCTGTAACTTTATGTATAGATAAAGAATATTTAAAAAACAAATTTAAAAGAAAGACTTTTAAAGGATGGTTGTTTAATCCTTTTATGGAGACTTTAGAAGAAAAAGGCATTCAAGTTGATGTTCCTTTTACAAGCAGCAAGGACAGTATTTGTTATTTGAAGTATGACCCTGATAATGATATACATAAACATTTCAGTAGTCCTGAGAAGTTGTTTGAATCAGTAGAGTATCAAGTGTATGAACCCCCTTACATATTAACAGAAGGAGTTTAGTTTATGTCTTTTAAAGAGTTTGAAGAATGGTTTGTTTCTCATGAAGAAGAGTGTGTTAAAAAATATAAAGAAGTTGGTGGGTATGAAGGCACTAAAAAGTTTTTTGGAGAGTTCTGTGAAGAACTTTATGCTCACTTTATGAGATGGAAAGCCTCTAATCCTGAAAAGAATTGGAGGTATTTTTATGCTGAGTAATATTGAAATAATGCACATGAACATTACAGGAATAACTAATAGATGGGATAAGTATTTTTTCACTAATGCTGTAGTAGCTGCAGGAATGTCTACTTGTTTAAGAAGAAGTGTTGGTGCTGTTTTAGTTAAAGATAAAAGAATCATTGCTACTGGTTTTAATGGTCAGGTTAAAAACACTGAACATTGCAAAACATGTTATAGGATTGAAAATGAAATACCTTCAGGACAGATGAGTGAAAAGTGTTTCGCAGTGCATGCAGAACAAAATGCTATAGCTCAATGTGCTTCACAAGGCATCTCAAGTCAAAATTCTACACTTTATTGCACACACAAGCCTTGTTTTACCTGTGCAAAAATTCTTTTTAATTCAGGCATTATAGAAATCAATTATCTTGAAGACTATCCTGATGAACTTACAGAGCATTTATTCAATGAAACAGGCACGTTATATGTTACTTCAGATGAGTTTCATAAATTCTTAAAAAATAAAAAACGCTGAAAATAAGAGAAAATAGCTGAAAATCAGAGGTAATTATTTGATTTTCTCAATATTGAGCTGTGAGTGACTTTGCGATTGCTCACAGCTCATGTTAATCTGTTGTTAACATTAAATGCAGAAAGGATTTTTGATGAGCTATGCAGAAGACATTTTTTTAGATCATCACAATTTAGACGAAGAATGGATAAAACAATCCTCATTATATTTTAAGTATGCTTCTTTACATGCAGACGCTATTGCAAAAAGGGATTCCTTAAAAGAGGAGCTTGAGGTTGTTAAGGCAGAGCTTTTTGTGAAAATTCAGAAGGATTGGGCTAAGTACGGTTTTGAAAAAAAACCTACTGATGGTGTTGCTAAAGCTTTTGTAGATCAGGAAGAAGAAGTTGCAGAAATTACTGAAGAAGTGATTGAAGCAAACAAAGAAGTCAATATTCTTGCTTCTGCAAAGGTAGCTTTTGAACATAAAAAGAAAGCTCTTGAAAATTTAACTACATTGTGGGTGCAGAATTGGCACTCAGAACCTAAAGAGGGGGTGTTTAACAAAGGGTACGAATCTGAATTATTTCAAAGAAAACAACAAAGGGAACTCAAAAACAACGAACGTCTTTACAATGTAAAAAAATCAAAGAAAAAGGAGTCAGATAATGGCTAAGAAAAAGAAAAGTTTGAGATCAGCATTTACTGGTGACGCAATGCTTGAAAGAACAAAAGAGTCTTATGAAAGAAAGGACAATAAGGGCAGTTTTGAAACATACCTTGATGATGAGTTGAAAAAAGTTAGTTGGTCTCCTGATGAAAATGATCACGTTATTGACATTATACCTTATCTTGCTGGAGACAATCATCCTCAAGCAGAAGAAGATACTCCTGTATATAATGTTGAAGTTTGGGTTCACAGAGATATAGGTGAAGTTTCTGGTATGAAAATTTGCCCTAAGAAAACAAGAGGTAAAAAATGTCCTGTATGTGATTGGGTGTCAAAGCAGCTTAATCAAGATAGTTCTAAAAAGAATTATGAGGCTCTTAAACCTTACATGCCTAAAAGAAGAGTTCTGTATAACATTATTTGTTATGATGATGAAAAACAAATTGAAAAAGGTGTTCAGGTTTGGGAAGCAAGTCATTTTCTTGCAGAAGAAAATATTATGGCTGTTGCTCGTAATAAAAGAACTGGTGGTTTTATTCCTTTCTCAGACCCTGATGATGGTAGAAGTATTACTTTTACAAGAGAAGGTTCTGGCATGCAGACACGCTATAAAGGCTTTTCACTTGAACCTAGACCTAAAGGTGAAGAAATATCAGATGATACCCTTGCAAAAGCACACATTCTTGATGAGCATCTTGTAGAACCTACTTATGAAGAACTTGCTTATGCTTTCTATGAAGGTTTGGGTTTCGATGAAGAGGATATTGAAGCTTTTCTTGAGGGGACAAACAGAGTCCTTTCTAAAGATGAAGAAGAAGCTGAAGAAGAGGAAGAAGCTCCTAAGAAAACACGAAGTAAGAAAAGAAAAGTAGAAGAAGAGGAAGAGGAAGAGGAAGAAGAAGAGGAAGAAGAGGAAGAGGAAGAAGAAGCTGAAGAGGAAGAAGAGGAAGAGGAAGAAGAGGAAGAGGAAGAAGAAGCTGAAGAGGAAGAAGAAGAAGCTCCTTCTCCTTCACGTAGAAGACGTAGGAAGCCCTCTAAAAAAGAGGAAGAAGGAGCTGAAGAGGAAGAAGAAGAAGAAGAAGAGGAAGAAGAGGAAGAAGCTCCTAAGAAAACTACACGTAAAAGTAAAAAGAAAGAAGTAGAGGAAAAAACTGAAGAAGAAAAGCCTTCACGTAGAAGACGTAGGAAGCCTGCTAAAGAAGAGGAAACTGAGGAAGCTGAAGAAGAGGAAGCTCCTAAAAAAACTACACGCAGACGTAGAAGAACTAAGTGAATAGAAGAAGATAATCATCCTTATTAATACTTGAGGGGCTAAATGCCCCTCAAAATAGGAGTAGAAATGGCAAAAAAGAAACAAGAAACAGTTACTGAAGAAATTGTTGAAGAAGCAAAAAACCCTAAAAAGGATAAAATATACACACCTATTGATTCTTCTTTAGTGGTTTCTACAGGGTCAACACTTGTTGATCTTGCAATTTCAGGAAACAGAGTTAGAGGAGGAGGACTGCCTGGTGGGATTCTTGTAGAAGCTTTTGGTGATTCTTCTGCAGGAAAGACTGCATTATTATCAGATGTAGCTGCAAGTATTCAAAATAAACAAGGGGAAGTTACTATTTGCGACCCTGAAGCAAGGCTTGATAAAGCGTATTGTGAAATATATGGGCTTGATATAGGGTCTTCTGGATATGAAAGACCTGACACTGTGAATGAAATGATTGACATGCTTAGGCACTGGGAGCCTGTAGATAAAAAGAAATTGAATTTGTTTGCAGCAGACTCTACTGCAGCATTGTCATCTGAACTTGAAATGAGCGATGATGGGGATAAAAGAGGTCAAAAAAGAGCTAAGGATTTTTCTCAAGGTATGAGGATTATTTCAAGACAAGTTGCTGACCCTCATAAGATTGTTTGGTTTAATAATCAGATACGTACTGGGGATATGGGGCAAAAGGTGACTTCAGGAGGACATGCAGTTAAATTTCATTCATCATTACGTATTTCAATCTCAAAAGTTTCTACAGTTGAAAAACAAAAGAAAATACGTACAGGCAAGACTTTAAAAAAAGCAATAGGAATTGAAAGCCTTGTTCAGATTGTAAAAAGCTCTGTTGATGAGCCTTTTAGGAAAGCTCCTTTATTTATCATTTTCAATGTAGGTATTGATGATGTTAGGGGCAATCTTGTTTGGTTAAAGGATGTAATGCGTTCAAGTAAATATACTTGTGTGGATAAAGAGTATTCAAATATATATGATGCTATCAAATATATTGAGTCTGAAAATCTTGAGAAAGAGTTAAGAGAAGACGTTATTGATATGTGGGAAGAGATTGAAGAAGAATTTAGAATGGAACGTAAAAAGAAAGTGAGGTTTTAAAATGGCTATTAAAGAAGAAACAATTACAGTTAAAGTGTCAAAAACTATACAGGAAAGACAATTTGAACCTTTGCAAGTAGGTATAGAATGCACAATCACTTTTGACAGAGAAACTACTGAAGAACAAAGAATGAACTTTGCAGACGAACTTATTGAAGAAGTTAAATCAGTTCTTGAAGGGTAACAATATAAAGGGGTGCTATGTCTGACAAAAAAGTAGGAGCTTCAAAAGACATGCCTACTCTTGTTATTGATGGTAATTATATTGCTCATAGAGCTAATTTCTCTATGGGCAGTTTATCATCAAATAATGTGAGTACTGGTACTATGTTTGGATTTATGAAAGAAGTTCTAAAATTAATGCAAAAATTTAACACTAACGATTTGATCTTTTGTTGGGATTCTAAAGAGTCTTTACGTAAAGAAGAATTTCCTGATTATAAGAAAGGAAGAGGGGAAGAATTAACTCCTCTTGAAAAAAAAGAACGTCAGGAAATGCACAAACAAATAAAGAACTTGAAATTCATGCTGCCTTCTATAGGGTGGGCAAATCAAAGGGAGCAAAAAGGGTATGAAGGCGATGACATGATAGCTACTACTGTTATGGATGAGCCTAAAAGTGAGTATATTGTTGTTACAAATGATGGTGATCTTTATCAAATGCTTGACCTTTGCTCTATTTATGATTTCAAACGTGTTATTACAGAAGAAATTTTTACTGAAGAATGGGGCATCACTCCTGAACAGTGGGGGGATGTTAAAGTTCTTGCAGGATGTAAAAGTGACAAAGTTCCTGGTGTTACTGGTTGTGGAGAAAAGACTGCTATTAAGTACTTATTAGGCACTTTAGGTAAGAACACAAAAATCTACAAAGCTATAGTTGCTCAGGAAAAAGAAATATACAAAAAGAATGAGCCTCTTGTAATTCTGCCTAAAGAAGGGACTAAAGAATTTCCTTACTTTAAAAATGAATTTAATTTAGAGGAATTGAAGTATTGGTTTATTGATTATGATTTTCGTTCTTTTTTAAAGGATGAGAATTTTATGGATTGGGAAGATTGTTTACTGGGTAATTTTTAGGAGAACTATGCTGATACCTTCAATAATAATAACGAGGGAAGATCTTGTTAATGAAAAATGTGAACCTTTAATGAATTGCAACATATACGCAGATAGACTTGAATGTCACCCTGAAAGTCTTGACCATGTTCTTGAAGGTCTTCAACAGGCTTTTCCAGAAACTCTTTTCGAAATTTATTCACAGAGGGAATGGATGGAAATGAAATCGAGGCAAGGTTAATGGCAATAAAACCTCGATCTGCAAAAAATAAAGGGAAAAAGTTTCAGAATGAGATTTGTGCTGATCTGTCTTTATTAAGTGACATACCTTGGGGGGATGATCGTTTAATAGCTTCTAGGGGCATGGGGCAGCATGGTGTTGATATTATTTTAATGGGTGAAGCATTTAAACTTTTTCCTTTTAGTTTTGAAGTTAAGAATCAAAAGACTTGGAACATTAATGACGATGTTTCTCAAGCTATTGCAAATAAGAAAGAAGGGAGTTGGTGGGGGGTTATTTATAAAACTAATCATAAGAAGGCTATTTTAATTCTTGATAAGTGGGAATTTAAAGAAATCTTGTCCTTAGAAACTCGATTAAAGTTTATAGATAAAGCTCATAACAAAGAACATTTAAAAGCTATATCTTTACAGAAATGGATTTATGAAAAGAAGTTCTCTGATAAAGATGTAATCACTTTTGTTCGTAAGAATGTTTATTGCGTTGCTTTGAAATGGAAAACATTTTTGAAAGCGTATAAATATGAACTCAAATTAAAGGGACTCTTATGAAAGGGATTAAGTACATAAGAGCTAAGAATTTTGCAGGGTATGATGATGTAGAGATTCCTTTGTCTGAAGGAGTTAATTACTTTTACGGTCCTACTGATTCAGGAAAAAGCACTATTGAACGTATGATTGAATGGTGCTTACAAAACAAGCCTGCAGGGTTTCATTTTGCTCAAAAAGGTATTAAAGGCACTGAAGTTGTCAGTGTTGAGATTGAATTTTACGATGGTGTTATTGTTGAGCGTAGAAGAAACGCAAATACAATAAATGAGTATGTTCTTAACAGGGGTTATGAGAACACATACAAGGCACTTAAAGGGCAGCTTCCTGAAAGAGTTGCTGAAGCTATCAACTTACAGGAAATTTCAATACAGAAGCAGGAAGAACAGTTCTTTCTTATTGATTTGCCCCCTAAACAGTTGACAAAAAAGATTAATGAAAGTGTTGATCTTGAGTTGATGGATGTATTGTCTGGTATTCTTTCTAAAAGAGTAAGAGACACTAAGAAAGAAAAAGAACTTGCAGTGTTAAGGGAGAAGCGTTTAGGAGAAAAGATTGATGCTTTAGACTGGCTTGAAGATGCTGATAAAGAGATGCAGGAACTTGTTAAGATTGAGGAAGAAGATTTTGCACTCACAAAAAAGAGAGACAACATTGTAAGTTATCAAAAACAATTAAAAGCTTTGAACCTTCATTTAGAAGAGCAGGAAGAAATACTTGTTGTTAAGCCTGATGTAGAAGCTTTGATGAAAAAAGAGCAAGAATTACTACAGAAAACTAAAGAGCAAGAACGTTTTAATGGTTTCATTGGAAATCTGTATGAACTTGAAGATGAGATTGCAGAACTTCAAGAACTTGTAAAAATGAAAGAAGATGCAGAAAAAGTAGAAGCTTTTGCAAAAGAGTTGCAAACTGAAGGGGAAGAGGTTGCTTTCTTCAAAAAGAAAGCGTTTGAAGTAGAAGCACTTAATAAAAAGATTGCTGATAAAGAAGAAGAAAAAGAGTTCTTAAATAAAAAGTATCAAGACACTTTGAAAGAATTAGGAGTTTGCCCTACTTGCGGTGCGGAGGTGTGTGATGAGTAAAATTGTGTATGCAAGTGATCTTCATTTGAGGGACATGAAGCCTAAGAAACGTACAGACGATTACTTAGAAGCTCAGTTTGTAAAGTTTGAAGCTTTGCTGAAGGAAGCTTCTGAGAACGATGTCCCTCTTATTATTGCAGGGGATTTTTTTGATGTTCCTAGATTTTCTGAAAAGAGAATGGCAAGATTGATTGAGCTTATTGTTACTTATGAAGTAGAGATTTATTCTGTGTTTGGTCAGCATGATGTTAAGAATCATAATATGGAATTTTGGAAAGAATCTCCTTTAGGCAACCTAATTCTTGCTGAGTTAGTTTTTCCTTTAAGAAGTGATCCTGAACTTATTCAAGGGTGTTGGTTTTATGGTGTTAGTTGGGATGAAGAAATTCCTATACCTCTCCCTCAAAAAAAGACTGACAGGGACAATATTCTTGTTATACATGAGTTAGTTGTGTATAAAGATGAAGTTTTTGATGACTATGTAAAGGCTGAATGGTTACTTGAAGATTACCCTGAGTATGATTTGTTTTTATGTGGAGACAATCATGAAGGATTTAAACGTAAAAAAGGGGGTCAAGTTCTTTTAAATACTGGTTCAATGATGCGTAACAGAGTTGATCAGATTGAGCATAAGCCTCATTATTATCTTATTGACCTTAAAGAAAAAACTCAAAAGAAAATTCATTATCCTGCAGCTCCTGTTGAAGAAATTTTTGATCTTGCTTCTTTAAAAGAAGAGGATGTTAGGGAAGAAAAGA